AGCTAGATAACATGATTCCATGGGAAAGGGAGATTTATTTAACCCTTTTACAGGAACATGTTAAAGAACAAAACGAAAGGATGAAAAAACAAAATGGCTAGTAAAGATCAAAACATAATGTTACTCCAAGAGGTCGTCGGTCAGTTACGAAAGCTGAATGCTAGTAGTGTACGCGATAGATTAAGAGAAGCAGAAGAAGCCAAACGTGCTGAAAAAATTGCATTACAAGGTGAAACACAAGAAGTACAACAAGAATCAATTGTATCTTCGAGCGAGGACTTTCGTCGTAGGTTTATTGCAGGTCAAGCAAAAACATTTACTGATAGATCAACGAAGTCAGACATTGATACAAGAAGAAATTTATTATTAAGAAGCATTGATAAAAATATCATGGAAGGTTTCTATTTTAATACTGCAGCAATAGAAACCGCAGCAGGAACACCACAAACTCCAGTAGCACAAGCGGCTGAAGCAATGGAAAATCCTTTTATAGGTTTAATAAAAGTTAATACTGATAACTTAGTACAAAATCTTGCAACCCTTAAAAATATTAATTTCCAAATGCTAGAGTTTTTTAAAACATCTAGAAAGGAAGATGATTTAAGATTTAATACTCAACAGCGAGAACAAGAAGAAGCAAGAAAAGAAGCAATAAAATTAAATCAGAGACCAATGGCAGGAGCTGCTGCTGGTGGAGCTGCAGGTGAATTAGATCTTAATGAGCCTCAAGCAGGAGGAGGTGCAGGTCTTGGTGCTGCTGCCGCTGTAGTTGCTTTAAAAGTTTGGAAGTGGTCAAAATTAAAAGCAGCTGCATTTTTAGCCTATGGTAAAAAGTTATTTAGTAAGTTTAAAAATCTAAGTCCTAAACATAAAAAAAATCTTGCTAATCCAAGGAAATGGCCTCTCATATTAGCTGCTGTAATTGCAGCACAGTTTATAAGTGGTGTAAACGATGATGGCGATGGAGAAGATTCATCAGATGATTCTGTTTTGCCTGGAGATTTACCAGATTTACCAGAAGAAAGTCAGTTCGTTAAAAACATTGATACATTATTAACAGTAGGAGCTGTAGGTGGTTTATTAACAAGATCTACAATTGTTACAAATGTTGCTAAAACTGTTGGAGATAAAGTAAGAAAATCATATAAGTCTGCACCTAAAACGAGTATGCGTGGTAGATTATATTCTAACAAAGCTTTTCAAAAAGGTTTATCTTTAGGTGGAAGAGGTTTATTAAGATTTATGGGTCCTTGGGGATTTGGAGCATGGGTTGCTTGGGAAATAGGTAGGTTTGCTCTACAAAAATTTGATAATCAAGAGAAAGAAGGTGTAGAAGCCTTTAAAGAAATACAAGATATTCAAACGCAAAATATCGATAGTGTATTAGGTGATCCGCAATTAGAAGCATTATTTAAAGATCCGTCTGGACCAATGAAATTTGGAACTACTGCAAAGAAAAATACAATAAAGCAACGCATAAGAATGTTAATGGAAGGCAAGAGCGTTGAACAAAAGAAGCAGTTAAAGAAAGAATTAATGACTTTAGGTTGGACTGCAACTGAACTTTCACCGTTAATGGGTAATATGATATCAACTAATCCAATGAGAGATAAGGATGGATTAAGAGTAGCATCTGCATTAGAGCTTAAAGAAAGAGATAGAATTGAAGGATTTGGTATGTCACCAGGAGCTATGGGAGGTGTAGTTAATTCAGGAAATAGTTATGTAGGTGATCAGATTATTCAAAATAGTTATTACGTTCAAGGGAATGCAGGTGGTGGTTCAGCATGGGAAGGTAAACCAGGTGGTGGTATTGGCGGTGGTGGTAGATACTAAAAAAGGGGACTTTCGTCCCCTTCTCAGATTAAGCTTCAGCTGCTAGTTTAGCAAAATAACTCATAGTATCATCGTTATCAGAATCCGCTCTTGCGATTGGATCTGCTGCGACTGCTACAGGATCAGACATTGCAGGTGCATCGTTAAATGGTGCATCATCTTCAACTCCTTTAACTTCCTCACCTAATACACGTGTCAACTTAAGATTAAGTTCACTGTAAGATTTAAATGACGATGGATCAGTAAACTCATTAAGCGAATGCTGTTGATTGTAAATACCTTCTAACACAGAATCATCTGCATTTAAGGCTTCAGCATTAGCAAACTCAGATCGATCATAGTTCCTGTAACCAGCAACATTAGCGATCTTCATTTTAAAGTTAGCACCTTTCCACATATCAAATGGGTTAACTGGTGATTCATCTTGAAACTTAGGTTGCATGCTATCCATAATCTTCTCAAAGATTTTAGCACCGTAAGTATATAGAAATACTTTACCTTCGTTCTCAGGATTCTCAGGATCTGAGACCACATAAATGTTACTAACATAATGTAAACGTCTCTTACGCTTACGTGCAGTATCTTTATCTGCCTCAATACCTGTATTCCAAAGTTTAGAATTCATCTCTGACACAGGATCGTCTTTACTAATAGTAGTTAGTGATTTCTCAACATACCATTGTCCAGTTGGTCCTTGAAAGAAGTGGTCCCAGTATTTAGCCCAAGGTAAGTCATCACCTTCAACTGCAGGTAAGAAACGAATAACTGCGTATCCATTGCCTGCTTTATCTACTGTGGGTTTCCACATACGATCGTCGCCGTATGATTTCTTCTCTGTGGTGCTTGTTCCGGCCGCACCTACTAATGCACTCATGTCATTAGCTTTCGCCTTTAAGTCTGCAAAACTCATTATACTTCTCCTTTAAAAATTTATATTAATTTGTATCGTTTATATTATAACATACTTTTGCTAAAAGTACATGCTTATTTAAAGATATCAACAATAATCCGTTTAAACTTATTATCATCAAACTTTAAGAAAGCTTGATATTTCGATATCTTTGTAAACAAATCAGGCCATAGAATAGTTTCTGTGATCTGATTGTTTGCTTTGTTAATAAACCCAGTCAAGCGGTTTATTATACACACTGTCTCTAACGACACTGTGCCTTCGAGATGAAGCTGGACAATTCTTGGATATGTATCTTCTATCTCCAAGAGATCATCAAACTTTACATCTGAAATCTGTTCTAACTCATTCCTAAATACATAAGACATACTATCTATAACTTTTAGGAACTTGGTATAAGTCTCTTCGTCTCTGATCATATCACCACTATACTTATTACCTGCTACTTGATGTGCAGCAAAGTACATAATAATATCATCTTTACTCTTAAACCTTTTACCAATTTTCGTTAACTGAAATTTATCTGGCCTTTTCCAATACGTCTTTTCAGTTACGTTAGTTTTAAAATTATACTTAAAGCAATCGTAAGATCCATTAAAGTGGAGATTGATTGCGTTATGTAATGTAAAGGCCTCATATCCTGTCATTCTCATATAGGCAACATTGCTGAATGTCCACCTTGCAGTAGATTAAGTTTCTTTGCCTCGAACTCGATATGCTCTACTATTTCCTTCGAGATCAGTTTTTTGCTGTCTCTAATGTCAATCTCGTTGTCTTCACATACTGTTATGACAGCATCCATGTATTGACAACCTTTATGAGTACGAACATATGTTTCAACTAAACCTGAGAATGCTTTCTTATTTAGATCCTCACTCATTTTTGGTATCCATCAGCGTCATAAGCTGGAGCAATTGTAGCCCATAATACTGGCTTCTCTTCATCTTCACCATAAAAATCGAGAGACCATATACCTTCTCTTAGATATGTTTCACAATGATTCTTATATGCTCTTGCTGAGGCAAACTTAGCGATTGCACCTTTTTCATTACGATGAATTGCTTGTCTTAAAGTTGACATTTTTTCTTTTGTAACTTTAATATAATTTTTAACATTGACCATTGACAAACCATGATCCTCATCTAATGCTAACACATTAGGTGCAATGTTTTTATAGGTTGTAGGTTTCTTCGCTGCTCTTGCTTTTGCTAGATTAGCAGCTGCTGCCTTACGTTGCTCTTCACTCATCTTACGTTTTGCCATAATGTAAATCCTATTTAATTAATGTTAGATATATTATAACATAGATTGTACGTAAAGTACATAGCTATCCTTTATATATTTTATAAATGTGATCTTCAAATGCTTCTACCTTCTCAACACGATTAGGCCATTTAATCATTTCTTTTTCTGGATTTGCCTTTAAGTTGTTGAGTAAGGGTGTAATTGCATTGTATAACTTGTCTAACCTGTTTTGTGTTGTTTCAGCTGTAGCTGTAGATGCCGTTGCCTTTTTGGCAACTTCTAATTCATCTTCATCGACTAGCGTAAAACCAAAATCGAAATCTGCCATATTTAACCCTTTAATAATTTTATACCCTTAGTCCAGTTCGATGCTGCATCTTCCACATAGCCTAAAGCTTTGTATGGAAAATCTTCTTGCATAATACGATTACCATCTGGGTCTTTGTATGTTAT